GCTGATATGGGCGGCGAGCAAGATGAGTTAGCCAAGTTCATGGAATATGTAGACAAAGTTGCACTACCAAAGCACGGTGACAACGGTGCAAATTCCAGATCAGTAGTTGCTGGTAAGAACGATATGGGTGGCACAACAGCTAATATTGCCAAGAGCTTTTCAACAGAAAAGGGCGGCACACAAGGCGGTTTACTAAACCCAAGTACTAAAGAAGAAAACTTTGGTAACGTAAACGTTCCAGGCGGCAACGCAGGCAAGACAGCTTTCAAGAAGAAAGAGCCAGGCCACGGTGCTGAGAAGAAAGGTGCAGGCGAGAATGCTGACAACAAGTCATCATTAATCGGCTCACGTAAGTAATTAAACGAGACTATTAATATATGTCTTTATACCTCCGAGAGAATCTCAGTTTCAACGAAGCCAAAATGGTCGTTGAATCTGATGACAAAGAAGGAAAAAACTTATACATGTCCGGGATTTGTATCCAGGGTGGTATAAGAAACGCTAACCAGCGTGTTTATCCTGTGCAAGAGATTGGCAAGGCTGTCAAAACCCTTAACGATCAGATTCAGAACGGCTATTCAGTTCTCGGAGAAGTAGATCATCCAGATGATCTAAAAATTAATTTGGATCGCGTCAGTCACATGATAGTAAACATGTGGATGGATGGACCAAATGGTTATGGGAAGTTGAAAATACTTCCTACCCCAATGGGACAATTGATTAGAACTATGTTAGAATCAGGAGTCAAGTTGGGTGTCAGTTCACGCGGATCCGGAAACGTCAAAGATGACGGATCCGGTGAAGTTTCGGATTTTGAGATTATCACAGTAGATATGGTAGCTCAACCTAGTGCTCCAGGAGCATACCCAACACCAATTTATGAACACTTGATGAACAATCGTGGTGGTTATAATGCCTTACGCATAGCGCAAGAGGTCAAAGGTGATCCTAAAGCACAACAATATCTCAAAGAGAGCTTATTAGGTATAATAAGCAGACTCCAATAACAAGGAGAATCACAATGTTGGATGCACTAAAAACGCTATTTGAAAACAACGTGATTTCTGAGGAGATCAAAGCATCGATTGAATCCGCTTGGGAAGCTCGTATTATCGAGAATAAAGAACAAGTGGCTCAACAACTACGCGAAGAATTTGCTCAAAAATATGAGCACGATAAGCAAACTATGATTGAAGCAGTTGATCGTATGATCACTGACCAACTATCACAAGAGCTTGTTGAGTTTGCTGACGATCGTAAGCAACTTGCGGAAATGAAAGCTCGTTATGCTGTTAAGATGAAAGAGCACACTGATACTGTAGCAAAATTTGTTACAAACCAGTTGGCATCTGAAGTCAAAGAGCTACACGAAGATCAAGTCGCAATGGCTGAGAAATTTGGCACACTAGAAAAATTTGTCGTAGAAGCTTTGGCTGAAGAAATTGCAGAGTTTTACAAAGATAAGCAAGACTTGGCTGAAACCAAGGTACGTTTAGTTCGCGAAGGTCGTGAACAACTCGGTAAAGTAAAACAACAATTTGTATAACGTGCAGCTAAGATGGTCGAAGGTCTTGTAACTTCTGGTTTAAAATCAGAAATCACAAGCCTAAAAGAAGACATCGAAGCAGCTCGTCGTGCAGATTTTGGACGTAAACTATTTGAAGCTTTTGCTCAAGAGTATCAGTCAAGTTACCTAAACGAGAAGTCAGAGACTGCTAAATTACTCAAGGTCATAGACATGAAAGATGTTGCCGTTCAAGAAGCTGCTAAAGCTATTGAGAGCGCACAACGTATCGTAGAAAGTAAAGAAGCAGAAATTGCGAAACTCAAAGAATCGCAAGAAAGAAAAGAAATTATGAGTGAATTACTTGCTCCACTTAACAGTAAGCAACGTGAGATCATGTCAGAGTTAATGGAGGGCGTGAAGACTGCTCGTCTAAACGAAAGTTTTGAAAAGTATCTTCCAGCAGTTCTAGAAGGAAATGCAAAAACCCCGCAGAAGAAACAGGCACTTGTAGAGGCTAAAGAAATTACAGGTAATAAAGAAACAATTACCAACGCAAATCGTAGCGGCGAGGAAGATTCAAATATTATTGATATCCGTCGCCTCGCTGGACTAAAAATTTAAGGAGAAATTAAATGTCTGAACTACTAAACGGCCGTTGGGCAGAGACCAAAGAGGCACTACTTGAAGGCCTACAAGGTACCAAGCGTAGTGTAATGGGTGTAACTTTAGAAAATACTCGCAAGTATTTGATTGAGAGCCCAACTGCAGGTGCTACTTCTGCCGGCAACGTTGCAACACTTAACCGCGTGATTCTTCCAGTAATCCGTCGTGTTATGCCAACCGTTATTGCTAACGAGTTGGTTGGCGTACAGC